GACGTATCCGCCGCCCGAGTTCAGGATGCGGACTGCCGAACCGACAACAGCGGCCACCTTCAGGTGCACCGTGCCGACGGTTTTGTCCACCACGATCTGCGGCGTACCCGCGAACGCGCCTGCATCGTTGAACTGAAGTTGCGTCGTCAGCCCGCCGGGCACAGTGGGGGTGGCCTGCGCTCCGCCGACGACCACCCAGTTCGTCCCGGTCCACCGCGCCAGCACGTGCTTGGTGCCGCCGCCGACACAGACCGCGCCGTTGACATCGGACACGCTGTCGCTGAAGTTGATGACGATGCCGACAAACTCTCCGGCCCCCATCGACGCGACGGTGCGCTCTGGGATGCGGAGCGCGACGAACGAGCCGTAGCCCTGCGTGGCCGTGACGCCGTACTCGCCCGCGAGGAAGGCACTCTGCACCGTGCCCATCGGGGCGATGGTCAGCGTCTTCGTCGCCTTGTTCCACGTCAGGTTGGCATCACCCGCGAACACGCCGCCGTCGTTGAACTGCACCTGTGTCGAGATGCCGCCGGGCGCAGTGGGCGCGACCGGCGCGGCCTGCGCTCCGCCCACGACGACCCAATTCGCGCCGTTCCACCGCGCCAGCACGTGCTTCGTGCCCCCGCTCGCGACCACCGCCCCGTTCACGTCCGTCGAGGAATCGTAAAAATTGATCAGGGTGCCGAGCGCCTGCCCACCGGGAATTCCGGTGACACTGTTTTCGGTGAGGTCAAGGCGAAGGGCCAATTGCGCGACTGGCCCAGCAATCGCTCCGTTCCACACCATCTGGCCGGACGCACGATTGAAATAGATCGGACGCGACTGCAACCCGCCCGCGTCGTTCTCCTGATCGATTTGGAGATACCCACCCGTTGCCCAGATGTGCCACCGCCGTTGATCCGCCGGACGCGCCGTGTCGATCAGCACGAGGCCCGGACTCGCGCCCTGCACGAGGGCAGGATTCGCGATCCCCGCAGGCGCATTCATGATGCCGAACGGATCGACCCACCACGACTTACTCGCTCCGCCGGGAGCCATCACCGCGAGCGCGGGGTCCGTCTGATTCGTCGCAGGCCAACACTCGACACTTGCGCCAACGCCGGGGCTGTTGTCGTTGAAGCGTCGGCCGAACTGAATCGAGCGCCAGCCGCCACCACCCGCTGGCGTGAAGATGATCGGACTGCCGATACTCCCGAAGATGATCGGGATGGGCGAGGACGGGCTGATGGTGATCTGAGCGTCATTGGGCGAGATGCGCAGGGACGACGTGGAGTCTTGTCGCCCGAACCGAAACGCGCCAGACGGGTCGTCCACGTCGAACAGGTAATCGCGCGTGCCCGGACGCAGCGTCAGCGAGGCACCCGCGTTCTCTAACCGCAGGGCGTTGCTGAACACCGGATCGACGCCGTCGCCCTGCGAGATCAGCACCTGTCCGAGGGGAGCCGTCGGCAGCGCAGGAGTCGCAGGCCCGGCCATCCCACCCGGCCATGGCTCCGGCGGCGTGAGCACGCCATCCTTCACGCACAGGTACGCGATGCCGTCGCTGCCGACGACGATGTCGCCATCGCTGTACGTCTTCGCAGGAACGTAGTCCCCGGAATAATCGAGGTCGGCTCCGCCGGTGCCCGTGCCGGGCGGACCTTCTGGTCCCTCCGGACCTTCTGGGCCTTCCGGCCCTGCTGGTCCCTCTGCGCCGGGCACGCCCTGCGGACCGGACGGACCCTGAATGCCTTGGAAGCCCTGCGGCCCCATCGGGCCTTCCAACCCCTGCGGCCCCTCCGGTCCGAGGTTCCCCTGCTCGCCTTGGGGTCCGGTGACGCCCTGCGGACCTTGGACGCCCTGTGGCCCTTCCGCACCCGTCGGTCCGGGCGGACCGGGAATCCCCTGCGGTCCCTGCGGAGCGACCGCGACGATCACGACGGCGATGGGCTTGTTGTTGCTCATCGTGCCGTCGCCGCCGGTTTCGAGCAACGTGACCCGCAGTTCAAACCAGTCGGCGTAGCCGATGTACTCGACCAGTTCCCACTTCTGGTAGACGACCGCGAGGTCGTGGTCCTGCACGTAGATGATCGAACCGGGCTGCAACGCCGCGAACATCAGGTGCGCGTCGAACCCATCGGTCGTCAGCCAGTCGAGATACAGCGAGGTCGCCGCCAACTGGTCAACGTCGTTCCACCGCAGGTTGCCAGCGCCGGGATCGTTCTGCGCGGTCTGCGAGTTCATGCGGTACGGGAACCACGACGCCGACGGCGACGGATCGCCCTGCTCGCCTTGCGGTCCCTCCGGCCCGACCTCGCCCTGAATGCCCTGAAGTCCCTGCTGTCCCTCCGGGCCAGTCGGCCCGATTGGTCCCTGCTGCCCCTCGGCACCCTTCTGGCCTTCCGGACCCTGAGCGCCGATTGGCCCCTGCGGTCCGGGGCCACCCTGCGGCCCGAGCGGCCCCTGAATCCCCTGATCGCCCTTCGGGCCTATCGGACCTTCTGGCCCCAGTGGTCCCTGTGGACCGTCGGCACCGGGCACGCCTTGCGGTCCCTGCGGTCCTGCCGGGCCTTCTGGGCCGGGCGGGCCTTGGGACTGGCCTGCGTCCACCCACGCGCCGTTGACATCGTCCCAGACCCAGAGATGGCCGTCGTCCTCGGTGATCCACGCGTCTCCGGGATTTCCGGTCGGCGGCAGATCGCCCTCGGTCGGCACGCTCCCCTGAATCGCGATGCCGGTGCCGGGCGGACCCTCATCGCCCTGCGGCCCTTCCGGACCGACTGGCCCTTGCGGACCGGGCACCCCTTGGATGCCCGAGATGCCCTGATCGCCCTTCGGTCCCTCTGGTCCGATTGGCCCCTGCACACCCGGTGAACCGGACGGACCCTGCACGCCAGACGGACCGGTCGCACCCGTCGGCCCCTGCACACCCGGCGGGCCTTGGTCGCCCGGTATCCCTTGTGCGCCCGTCGGTCCCTGCGGCCCGGATGGTCCGGTCGGTCCGGTCGAACCCGTGGACCCTTGTGGCCCGGCCGGACCCTGCACGCCAGTTGGCCCTTGCGGCCCGGCCGGTCCCTGTGACCCATCACCACCCGTCGGCCCCGTCGGACCTTGCGGACCGATTGGTCCCTGCGGCCCTGTCGTGCCCGGAGGTCCAGTGATACCCGGAGGACCACCCGGTCCTTGCGGCCCCTGCGGGCCTGCGGGTCCAGTCGTGCCCGGCGGGCCGGTCACACCCGGAGGGCCAGTCGGGCCTTGCGGTCCGGGCGGACCCTGCACGCCGTTCTTCAGTTCTTCAAGTGTGGCCTCGGTGATCGCGGCGTACACCTGATCGCCCACCAGAATCCCGCGCCGGAGGAACGGATCCTCGACCACGCGCGTGATGGTGAACGTGTCGCCCGCAATCGCGGTGACACGCACGATCTCGGAGTTGGGATAGATCGGGAGTTCGTTCGCCGCGCAGACCACGGCGTTGAACGGAGGCGCAGGAAAGCGGACCCCGTGCCCCAACTGCACGCGCAGGGTGGTGCCGGTGTCGGCGGGCGCAGGCGCACCCGCCACTGTGGAGTAGGAAAAGTTGCGAAAGTCGTCCACCGGTCCCGCTTCCGTTTCGACAGGCCGCCGCCGCCGGGACGGCTACTTGGTCACGGGCGGAAACGGCTTCTTCTCGGTATCCTCGTCCGGAACGTCGGCGGCAGGCGTGGGATCGGTAATGACCGCGTCATCACCCGGCTCATCCCCGATCGTCTTGCCGTCGTCCTTGCCGTCGTCCTTGTCTGGCTCGTCACCGATGGTCTTGCCGTCATCATCGGTTTCGTATTCAAACTTCAGCTTCTTCTTGCCGTGCACCGTCGAGACTTTGACCTTCCGCATGTCGAGGAGGAAGGTGGACACCGGGCACGTGCGCGCCTTGTCCAGCCGTCGGGCGAGTTCACGACGATCGCCACCACTGACCCCATGGGCATCGCGCCACGGCCCCAGACGCTCCGCCGCCTGCGGGTCCATCGGCGGCGAGCAGCGGTCTTCACACAGGATGACGGACATCCCGCCATCGAGCGTCAACCACAGAGCGCCATCTTCTCGGGTACCAGCGACACGCATTGCCTGTCTCCTTTAGAAGTGGCTGTCCGAGGGAATCTCAACCTCGCCACCCTTGGCCTTGATTTCCGTGATTTCCTTTTGCAGCCGCAGAAAGGCCGCCCGATGATCCGGGGATCGTCCCGCGTACCGGCTGTCCTCCGCCGACACGCCCAGATCGATTTCGGCAATCATGCCCGCAAGGGCTTCTGCATCGCCAAATGTCGTCGTCGCCATCTCACTTTCCCTTCGCCAAGAACTCTTGCCATAGCTTTTCGTCGTGAATCGTCAGGTGTTTCCCGTGCGCCGTCGCGATGGGCCGTGCGTGGCCCTTGACGTCTGTGTTGAACAGCTTGACCTCGTCGTACAGGCCCTTCTTGATAGCCTCGGGCAGCACGCGCGACACGCTGGCGTGGATGGCGCGGGTGTATTCCTCCGGGACGTATCGCCCGGTCTTGTCCCCGCGTTCCTTGGCGAGCTTGACGGCCAGTTCCACGTCGTTCGTCGCGTAGTACGCCTTAATCGTGTGCCCGGCATCGCGCAGGACTTTCACCTTCGCGGCGAGCTTGTCGTAATCGCTGTTCCCGGTGCCATCGACCACCACGTGATGTCCCGCACGCGCGGCGTCTTTGGTGAGAACTTTAGAGAGGTGTGAACTTTCCTCGTGCGCGAACGCGGCTCCCCGTGGGTCCTTGGCCGCTGCGGCCTTTTGGAACTCCGGCAGATCCTTCTTCAGGGCATCCGGGTCGATGTGCACCGACTCGTCGTCCGGCGGCAGCACGACGCTGCCGCTCTCCAGCATGGTGGACTTCCCGGACGCCGGTCCTCCGCCCATCATCACCGCGACTGGCTTTCCGGTGGCCGGTTTCTTCCCCGCCAGCTGCTTGTTGAGAATCGCGGTGTGCAGTGCCTGTCGAGGCTCTGACCACTTGCCTTCGTGGCGATATGCCGTCTCTGTGTCCACGTGCGCGCCACCCGGCGCGGCCGTGAACGAAGAATGGCTGGCCGCCTTTTCGACCGCACGCTCGTGCGGGGAGGACGCCTGCGCGCCACCGCCCCCACTGCCGTCGGTGTACTGATTGCCACGGAAGGGGTGCCCCTCGGTATCCCCAAGGTGGAAGACAGACAACGGCACCGTGCGCGCCCGCTCCAGTCGCCGGGCCAGCACGAGCCGCTCGTCCCATGTCGGTATCGGCGTGCCCTGCCACGGGCCGAGTCGCTGGATCGTCTGCGGGTCTACCGGGGGCGAACACCGGTCCGCACGAAGCACGACCGCCATGCCGCCGTCGAGCGCCACCCAGAGCGCCCCATCCGCACGTATGCCGGTAATTCTCATATCAATCTCTGTATTGATATTACCACAGTTAGACCTCGGGCGGGGGCGGCGGCCCGGCCCCGCGTGGCGCACCGGGGTGCATCGGCGTCGGTTCGCCACCGGGCGTACCGGGGGCGGGCGGCTGGCCGGGCGCACCGCCCGGTCCCGGTCGATTCGGGTTCGTCGCGTCTCCGGCGTTGGTGCCATCGCCCTGCGTCGGGACCGCTGAGGCATCACCGGGGGCTGCGGCCTTCTCGGACTTCGCCTCGCGCGAGCGCGTCGGCGCGAGCGTCGGCAACCCGAGCATCTTCCGCAGCACCGACTCGTCGTCGTCCTGCGGCGTGATCAGCGTGCCCTGCAGCTTCGCCAGCACTTCGACCAGCGCCGACAGGTCGAGTTGTTCCAGATCCAGACACACCGGGTCCGGATACTTCCGGCGCGACATATCGAAGTTGAAGTCGCACAACGGCTTGATGACTTGCTGCTTCAGGTCGCCCGCGATGCCGTTGGCAATCCCGTCGAGTGACGAGATGAACATATCGGTGATGCGTGCGCCGTAGCCGGACCCCGCGTGCGTCCCCACCTGATTGTTCTGCCCGGACGCGAGGAACATCGCGAGGACGTTTCGCGCCATCTGCGAATCGTTGTGCTCGATCCAGTTGATGCCGAACTGTCCGGCCGTGCCCTGTCCGCTGTTCCCACCTTCGATGCGGAAGTTCGCGTGCTCCGGCGTCACCATGTAGGAGCGTTCGTTCGACCGCACGGACTTCAGGATTTCGCGCAGCAGCACCAGATCGCCCGTCGAAAGCGTGTTGCCTTCTTCCAGCGCCATGATGGGAATGCCGACGCCCCAGCGGTCGAGGCCGACGCCCATGATGCGGTACGCCTCGTCCTTGAAATACCAGTTGCGGTAGATGTTCCGCAGGAGCGACATCCCCTGATAGTTGTCGCCCTCGCGATCGAGGCAGAACACCGCGCAGTACTCGGCGGGAATGATCAGGTACTGGTAGCTGACGGACCCCCCGTAGATCGCGGCCCGGTTGTTCCCGCGCGCGTCACGGGCGGCCACCGGCACCGGGGCGTACTGCACGATATGTTCGAGCTTGCCTTCCCGGTTGACGTGCCACTCGCGCAGGGTCTTCGGCAGGCGCGGAGCCAGTCGCTTGAAGCGATAGAACCCCTGCTCATCGACCTTCCAGATTTTCTCCAGCACCGAGACGCCGAACTCCAGCTGCATCAGGATGTGGCGCAGCGTGTAGTCCCACGAGTCCTCCATGGAGTCGTCTTCGAACAACGCCCCATTGCAAAACTCTGCGATCTGTTTGTCTACCGGGTCGGAACTAGCCGCATTGACTTGCCACGTGGCTCCCCGGAGCGGGAGCTTGATGACTTGCAGCATGGCGCGGACGTTGGCGTCCGACCGGCGCATCTTGTCGTAGGTGGCGACGGCGCGCTGCCAGTCATCGAAGTCGGGGTTGTAATCCTCGCGGCGAATGGTGCCACCAAAGTTCTCGGTGCCCGAGGTGCCGTGTTCCTGTGCGGCCACGCCGCGAATCGGAGCGGACGGCACGCCCTGATGCAGATCGCGGCGGAAAATCGGCGGGATGAAGTCCGTCAGTTTCATGCGGAAAGCCGGACCATTATGCCGTCACCCTACAACACGCGGGGGTGAAAAATCTCGACGGCCGTCTATCTTGCGGTCGGCACCACCCAGAGGAAGACCGCCGCATCCGCCGCGCGCGAGATGCGCGTGGGATCCCAACCGGGGATCGGGAAGCCGTGCGAGACGATGCGCGTGCCCGGTTTCAACTGGCGAAACCGATCCGCGAGTGCCGCCATTGACGTGCTCACCAGATAGCACGTGACCACGTCCGGCGTGCCCCAGTCGGTGTCTTCGATCCGGCCCTGTTGGAATTCGGTGCAGACGTAGCGAGTGTCTTCGGCCGACCGTTCGTTCGCTTCCGCGACGAACCGCGCGTCAATCTCGATGCCCCGACCATACGCACCACGCCTCGCCGCCGCGAAGCAGATCCGGCCGTCTCCGCTGCCGAGGTCAAGCAGATGCTCACGTGGCTGCAACTCCGCGAGGTCCAGCATCTCCTCGACCACCTCGAACGGCGTCGGGCACCACGGCGCGAGCGATTGCGCCATGCGCTGCCGGATCTCCTCGTCGTCGGGCGTCGGGATGTCGAGCAGCGCCGTGTCCACCGACCGACGCAGTTCGACCAGTGCCTGTTGCCGGGTCGGGGTATCAGGAAGAAGGCGCATGAACTGCAGTGCCGTCAGGAGGCCGAGGCTCTGCAACTGCCACCAGTCGCCCCCGGCCAGCGGGTTCTCGGTGTGC